AAAACTTGGTAAATCTCCAACTTCTATTTGAGGAATATCAAAACTAGGTAAATCTCCAACTTCTATTTGAGGAATATCAAAACTTGGTAAATCTCCAACTTCTATTTGAGGAATATCAAAACTTCCAGCTAACTCAGTTATATTTTTTGATACTTTCTCTACAGGAGAAGTATTTTGCGCCGACGGGTCATTAGTTTCTTCATCGCCAAATCCAAAGAAATTACTTACTCGGTCTAAACCTTTTGATATAGGCTGCGTCACATTTTCTTCAAATTTATTTTTGATGTTTTCCCATAGAGAGGTAAATATGCTTTGGATATTATTCACAACATCAGAAAATACGCCATTAATATATTCTCCCATGTCTTGGAATATTAATTTGAACGCTTCTAGATGCGTAGAAAAATCTGTGGAGAATAAATCAAATATCATTCCCCAACCGTCAAATATCATTCCGGTCAGGTCATACAGCGTTTTAAAAGCAGCAGCGGCGGCAATAATCTGATTATTCCATTCTGGATATTGCTTCAGCATTTTACCGATAAAGCTTTCGCCACCTTCAAAAAATACGTTAGCGTCTTCAGCGAGCAAAGCGAACGCTGAAATTAGTCCAGTAATAAGAAGAGGTATAGCAGCTATGGCTACGTTTGCAAGCAGCGCCGCTATTTGGACGCTTCTAAAAGCTTTGGCCATAGCAAGTAATGTTGTTACAAGCTTCATAGCTATAAAAGCTGCAGACGCTAATGCTAATAATTTAATTCCTTTAGTGAGCTGCTCTACATAAACAGGCAGCTGCTGCTGTATTAATTCTCTATTTGCTTTCCACCATGATTCTATTTGATTCGCAACATTTTCAACAATAGGAGTTAATTCGCGGGAAAGTAATCTTGAAAAATCTTTTCCTATCAAAGATAGATTTGTCAATGAGTCTTGGAATTCTGCAGAAAGAGCGGCGTCTTCAGCCGTGGCAACTCCTAAAGCTTCAGCCTCACCGATTAATTCTCGGATTCCTTCTGAACCCTGCTGGAGCAGGCGGATAGAATTGCCTAGGCCAACTTTATTTACTAACTCATATTGTTGACTGCGAGGTAATCCTTGAATCGCATCAGCTACTTCCATCAGCACATCTACTGTTGGTTTTAACTGGCCATTTGCGTCTGTGGCTGATATACCGAGGATACCAAATGCTTCTACAGCAGAACCCATTCCTCTGGCTGCTTCGGAAATACCTATAGATAGACCTCGAATATCACCTTCGAGAGAGTTGGAGTCTGCACCAACACGCGACATAGCGAATGCTAATGCGTCAATAGTGCCGATGGCGATGTCTGTTTCGTCAGACAGTTTACCTTGACGGTCAACAGCGGCAGTTACAGCCGTTGAAAAACCGACCAAAGCCGCGGTCCCGGCGGCTACTGTGGTTGCGAAAGTCTTAACGAGGCTTAATCCTTTGTCAATCTCGGAATTGAATTTTTCAATATCTTCCGGGTCAAAGTCAAAGCCTAAGCCGACTAATAATTCATCCAGCACGTGGTTTCTCCTTAGGCTTTAGATGATTTTTTACATCTAATATCTCGTTAAGTATCAGCACGTCTTCGATGGAGTATGTTCCATCTTCAAGTTCTCTCAGCGCGCATAATGGCGGGTCTGCGATAACTGGTCTATGTAGCCATGGGTCTACATTTTGAAAGGCTGATATATCTACTGGTTTGCCACGCTGGACAGTTCGCTTCCTTTGTCCTGCCCTTTGAAAAAACCCTTATAGTTCACCTGAACTACAAAGCCAAAAGCCTTATATACTTCGGACATATTGTCGCCGGCATATACGCTATCAAAAACAGAGCGACTGATAATTTGGCCATCGCGGCGAGTATGACCAGTAGTCATCATGCGTACAATTAAATCCACGACTTTATCCGGAGAAGCAGATTCAAATAATTTAGATGCGGCAGTACTTAAAATAGAAACTTTATCTTCTGCAGAAGAATCTTTTTTGCTTGCCATTTGAATAATATCCGGCAAAGCCTTTCCTAGGATTGACGCTAATTCCATTTTAAATTGCATACCTACAATTGCAGGATATTGAGTGCATGAATATTCATGCATATTGATTTCTTTTGTTTCAGTTTTACAAGACATTGTTTTTCTCCAGCTTATTCCCGGCATAAATTAGAGAGGAAGTCTTAAGCGATAAGCCGGGTAAACCGCTTAATATTGACTCCCTCTCTAAACTCGCTTTATACAGCTCCACCTAAGTGAAGCAGGTCAAGTCGCTCTACGACGATTCGCCACTCTTGTGAGCCAACAGCGTTTCCACGCGTCATATCGGCAGGACGCGGAATATACCCTTGTGTGCCTGAACCGATGTCATTATTATTGGTATCCTTGAACTGCACAAAGATAGGCACAAAAGCACCATTCTCTTGAGCCGTTGTCAGACCTGCCATATAAGCATTTGAATCTGAAGTCTGCTGGATACGGAAAATAACTTCGCCAGAACGGTCCGCGCTTAGCGTAACCGTCATGAGTCCATCTGCGCCAATAGTATGCGCCGCCGAATCACCGAGTCTTGCAAGCTGAATAACATCATCACCTTCGTCAAACCCAGTAATTGGAACGCCGTTTACAAGCAAGATGGTATTTAAGAAAGAATAACTTTGCATTACCTACCCCTTATCGTTCAAAAGTGCCTTGGATTTGTACGCCATGGATTGCGCCAGCGCCCAACGCTACAAAACTTAAGCCATTATATTGTCTGTTCTGTTTCTCAGACGCGCTTGTATCTGCCACCGGAATAGTGGTTACTTGATAACCTGTACCGAGGAATGTGCCGTCGATAGTTTCACCTGGAGCGATAAGCCCGTTAAGAACAGCGGTATCCAATACTCTAGTTACTTGCTGCTGAAGCGCCGCTACACCTTTATCAGTGTAAGGAACTTTAGTAGTCCGTGAAACAAGATAACCATATACTTCCGTTTGAATAGCATCTGTCAACCAATCAACACCGTGGATTTCATCAAAGAAGTAATCACCAGCCATATATGACTCACCATAAATAGCGGTGTCAGCTACTTGGAAGAAAACGTTAGCGCGTTTAGAGTCCAGAACAGCTTTGTCATTCGTGGAAATATCTTCCACAGAAATGCCTGGTAGTGATTTAAACTTCAGAGTCAATGTAGAATTTGGCTGACTGAAATTAACAGTAAATGCACGACCAGCGATGCTTGCACTTGGATACTCGTCAGGATAAGAACTAAAAGTGGTCATAGTTCGGTTAAAGTTACCAGTATCGAGTATAGACGCTATATCATTAGTGGTAACACTGTCGAGCACATCCAAGTCATTAGTAGTATTGAAAAATACTTTGGTTCTTGCTTGAATCCAAGAAGCAGCTGCTGTAACCGCAGCTTCACCATTAATCTCAACATCTTCGCGAATTTCCTTAGTGAAGATTAAGCCATACCAAGCGTTGTTTTTCTGCTCAATGGCATTCAACGCATCAGTAATAGTTTCTGGGTCTAAGCCATCAGACTTTGTTGATTCGCCTTGGCGCATCTGCAGCAGAGAAGAAATATCCGTGCCCGCGCCTGGGGTAGTCAAAAATGATACTGTCGAGGTTGCGCCAGTTGTTCCAGAGTTAATGAAAAATCGGCTTCCATCGTGCGCCACCGTAGCTGCAGAATATCCGCCAGAACCGATAGCTTGCAAGCCAACTTCAATCGCGTCGGCTACGTCGTCAAGCGTGGTATCCAACGTAAAGTCCAAGCCAGAAATAGTCTGTTGGTCGCCGTCAATAGAGATAACAAACGCTCCGTCACTGATTCCTGTGAAATCAGATACATCGGTAACTGAACCTCCGCGGAGCTCAGCCGCTACAGCATTGGCTGCGCGCACACTCACCATAAATGATGTAGGTTTTGGCTGTTGACTGAAATACGCATTTGCCAGTTTTACGACTTCAGAAGAACCTGGCCAGTCAGCGGCAACACCTTCAGCGTCAGAGTAGCTTCTGATGCGTTCGGCAAAACCGATTACCCCTGTTTCAGCAGTCACTACATTGAGAGTTCCAAATCCTGCTCTCGCAGGGAAAGTCGCTCCCAATGCAATACTGACTGCTACAATCGAGCTTTTTGGTATAGTCATTTTATTGCACCTTTATTTCGATGGGGATTGAACTAACCCCTGTTTCATATTCACCGTTGATGGTGACTGCGTTGATAGTGGTAATCAACTCAGAGTCATTACCAACAGCATTTAAGATTAAGTCAAATTGAGCTCTTTGCTCCCAGCTTGAATCAATCACTTCCGATAATCCTCGTACTTCAGAGCGTCTATTAACGCCTAACGCCGCAGAGTTTAAAAGTTCTGTCACTGTAGTACGCACAAAACCAGTGCGTGTTTTACGCGCATAATCCTTGGCATTGTCTCTAAAGAAATTAATAGACACCATTATTTCTCTAGAGCCTGAAGAACTGATGCGAATATCTTCGCCCTCGTTTTCTTCTTTAAACTCTTCCCATCCAACACTTGTATCCGTAGAAACGTGTACAGTGGCATATGAGCCAGATGGGCGCGGAGCGTTTTGCTGTGCTCTGATAGCCATGAATTCTGCATCATCCACTATAGTGTTGATGATAGTTCTTAGCAGCTGATTTATCGCTTCTTCTAGCAACATTATTCAAGCGCTCCGTAGACAGTATTGTGTCCATATGAAGACCAATCCGCATTCTGAATTACTCTGTATCTTCTGCCTTTGAAGATGATAGTATCTGCTAATTCGCCTTCTCTGTCTTCGGTAACACGTATTGGCTTCTTAGAGATAAACACGAAAATGCGCTTATTACGTTCTCCTTCTGGAAGCATTTGTAGGTCTTCAGCAGAAGCTGGTTGGCAGCTGGCTAAAGTCTTAAAAGTAGATGTAGCGCCTTCAACATAAATACCATCTACGTACCCGCCTGCGGTAGTTCTTTCTACTGTGATAATTTCAGCGGTGTCGGAATCAAGAGCTTCTGAAACATTAATCGGCATTATTTATTCACTTGATACGTTATCGCACGACGCAGATGTCCTGTTAGAACAAGTGGGTTGCCTTCTCGCGATGTTAATTCAGGTTCCTTGATGCTTGTAATCTTATCCTTGACATCTGTTGTCACGGTTAATCCTAGGAGCTCTAGCGCTTTTTCTTTAGTAATCTTTCCGCTTACGATTTGCGCCGCTAACTTATTCATAAGGTTTTTATACTTGCGTCGATTTTCTGCGGTAGTAGAACGTAAAAAACTGCGTTCTGGAATCCCTTGAGCGGGGCTTCCAAATTCGTGAACCGCTCCAACCATAACTGTTGATGTACCGTCTGGATAATCGCCTGAATCCGCTGGAAGACCAACTTTTACTCGACCTTCTTTATTTACTTCTTTAGCTAAAGCTTCGATGCGCTTTATGGCTTTAGTTGGACTTTTCTTTACTTTAGCTGTTATGGCCATACTGCAGCTCTCACACCAACGAAACATTGCCGACGTAAATCATCATAACGCTGCCCGTATGCTGTTTGTAAAAGATAGTCGTCTCGGGCTGAACGTTTAGAAGCATCACTTGCCGCTCTAGTTACAGAAACACCGCCCGCAGTTTTACTTTGGACAGGCCCGGTTTTAGCAGAGGTATCGCCTGCTTCGGAATTAGTAGCTAAAGTTAAAAAGTGAGCGACTAAATACGCTTGAGCAATATCATATTTACCGCACCATCTTTTTTCATTTGTTCCCATTTGAGCAACAGCGTCATCAATAAATAACTGAATACGCGCATCTGAATATTCGGTGTCATCAGAAAATTCTGGAAAACGTAATCTTATATTTTCTATTGTTGCTGCCATTGCTATTCGCCTTTATATGTATACGTCACCGCGAAGATTATTAACGCGGATAAAATAGCCGCTACCCACGCTAAAGCACTTTTGGTAATAGAAAAATGATTAGTAGAAATGGTTTTATTTTGTTCGTCGTTGGTGCTTTCTAATTTATCAATCTTTTTTTCTATTGCTGTGATTTTTTCTGACACGCCTGTCATCATGTAATCAAGATAGTCGTTATTATTTCTTTCTGCTTGCCAGATTTCAACTTTATGGACTCGGCTTTTGACGTTATCCACGTCATTGCCAAATCTTTTTAATGTTTCTGTGTGATTATTCACTTGCTCTTGAAGACGTACAACCCCATGTATATCTCTTTGCATCGCCTGCATTCCAGAGCATATATCATCTAACTGCTTGTATAGACGCTCCAATTGATTATCACTCATGTGTGTAGCCATGTATTTGCCATGTAAAGTAAATTCGACGTCCTTGTCTGAATCATGCTTACTCTTTAGGAGTAGCTACTGCTTTGGTTTTAGAAACTTCAGATTTATCCTTAGCTTCTTTTTTGTTTAGCGCAGTGCCAAAATCGATTTTATCTGCAGTTTTAAGTGCTTTGACGAAATCAGATTCTTTAGCTACACTCCAATGGGCATCGTCTACAAAGTTAATGCCAGGATGCAAACGAACAACGATAATCTTATTCGTTTTTGCGTCGCGAGCTTTAACGTTGAATTGACGAGCGGTATTATTAATTACTCCGGCCATAATTAGATACCTTCTGAGATTGATGCTGAGAGTGGGTAGTACACGTTAACACCACCTACGCGCGCGCGGCCAGGAATGATAAATTCAAGGTTCTTCTGCTGCACAGGAAGCATTTCCAGTTCTACCGGGATTTCAAGTTCGAGCTTATCAGGGTCGCGAGTATAAACTACCATCGCATCTGCTGTTAAGTTCGGGTTAAGTGCCGCGCTACATTCGTTAACGGCGATAATGTCATCCATGCTGTTCAGGTACGGGCTATTTTGCACCAGATACGCAGCAATAGTAGTATCGCTGTTTGCTGAACGTGGGGTAGACATAATGTATGACCACTGTGCAGGAGGAAGAAGCAGAGTATCCGCTTGTTCAACCATTAAAGTGGTTTCAAACACGTCGGCAAACGCGTCATTTACATCAAACAGAATCTGGTCTGGAGTTTTATTAACCCACTCAGTGCCAGAACCGCCATCGACGACGTTACCCGATGGAATGTTAGGGTTGCTGAAGAAACCAGGTAGACCAGAAGATGAATCACCAAAGAAAGCAATGTCATTTGTTTTCTGTTCAACTGATTTACGAGCAGCATTTGCACGGCGCTGGTCTAAAGCAGCACCGGTTAATTGTGATGCTTGAATTTCGTCTAAGCTGTAGCCGTACGAAATACCGATTGAACGCACAGGCGCAGAAGTTTCTTTACCTGCGATATCAGCACGAGGCAAATCGTCTGCATACGCTTGAATGATTTTAGCCGCACCAACTTGGTCATAGGTGCGATAAGTGATAGTATTCACTCCTGGACCCGCCTCGTTAGATACTGGGAAAAGCATACGTGCTTTCAGTTCAGGGTATTGAACATCATAGCTGCGAGATTTGATATGTTCTAATTGACGCTGAAAGAAGATACCGCCATCTGCATCCAGATAGGCATCGTTAACGGCGCGTGCGATTGCTGAATCGACAGAAACCACTTGGCCTTTAGAATCTTTAAGCTGCATGATTAATCTCCTTAAGCACCAGCAGTGGTGGAAGTTGAGTTAAGTACCAGAACGGCTACTTCACCCGCGGCGGCAGTAGTATCAAAATAACCGTCCAGTTGGGTTTCGCCTGCACCCGCCGCACCCGCGTCAATAACGCCAGTACCATTGGTATACTTGGCTAAATCGCCAGGTACGCAACCTGCAGGAACTGTTACCCAGATTTTACCTTTTTCCATAATAGCCATGGACTCAGTATCTTCATACTGAATAAGGCCAGTGTTAGCCGCGCCTTCCATATCTAGCGCGCGAACGGTAATACCTTTAAAACCGGTTTCATCAACGGCTGGTTCGGCTTGATTATCCGCATCAGTACCGCGAGTAACGCCAATGCCGAAAGCGCATGGGCCGTTTTCACATGAGCGAGAAGAAAGCACACGGTCAGACAAGTCAAAAATCATACCTGCAAGTGCTTTACGTAAATTACGAGTATAAGAAGTTTGAGCACTCATTATTTTTTACCTCCTTTCCAGGCGTTACGATTACGCTCAATCATTTTCTGACGAGCATCGATTACAACATCTTTAGGACTATCGTCCTTGTTATGTTGCTGGTTTAATGCGTCAGTAACAGGGTTAGAAGCCGAACTGGTCGACACGAGAGCATCAAAGCGAGCACGAATATAATCGGCTGATACGCTTTCGATGTCAATATCAGGGCATGCATCGGCAATAACCTCTTTGCGGATTTGCTCACAATCTTTGTTAGTATATTGAAACTTCGGATTGATTTTCAGAGCGGCATCGCGTGTGGCAATGCGATTACCGACCAAAGTGTCGAGCATTTCTGGAGTAGGAACTTTAGCTTTAGCGTCATCCAGTTTCGCTTGTAGCGAATCATTCTGCGCTTTGGCTTCTTTTTCCTTCTCTTCCATCTCGTCTTCTTTCTTTTTCAGCTCTTCTTCGGCGTCTTCCGCTTTCTTTTCCATGTCGTTGAGGCGCTGCTGCATCTTGGCTACAGCTTGTGCCGCCTGGTCTGACATTTCAAAGTCGACGCCATCAATACTTACTAATTTACCCATAATAGGTTCCTCAGGTATTTTGGTTGGTGACTCATCGGACACTTTACAAGCTGGGCCGCAGCGTCCATTATCGACTAGAGCAATATGATTGCCCCGTATATTTCTCTGGATGGCATCGTATGTATCACCCTCCGGAGTAACTCCTGATACCCACTCAATATCTGACTGGTATCCATTTGAAAGTTCTACTTTGCCTTGTTCGATTTTCTTGATAGCGTCGCTGGTAGTAACATACAACATCGTTTTTGCGTATATGCCGTCGACGGTAACTTCGGGCCCAGAAAAACCGATTTGGTATTTTTTAGCATTGTCCGCATTTACTAATTCAGATGGATGATTATCCGTCATAATTTTATTAGCAAATGAAGCAAGTGACTCATCAGAAAAGACTTCTTCTTTTGGGCGATATACCTTGATAATATCCATAGGATTGCGGTCTTCAAGACCCATTTCCATGGCTAAGTATTCCTGAATTCCGGTACGCGCTATTCTTGCGGGGACAATAAGGAAGCCTTCGTCAGTATATTTACGTTGGCTGTCAGTAAGGTTTATGCGGTCTTTGATGTACATAAAACTTCCTTGAAAAGATTAAAGAAATTATAGTAAGTTGGTTACCAGATGTACAGCTATATTTGTATCACTGGCTGAGCTATACACCGGCAATTGATGTCTTCCCCAGGATGTCCAGTATCTTTTGGAGGAGAGTCCCATCTGAACGTTTTTCCGTTATTATCTTTATGTGATTGGCGAACGTTACCGTCATCCGCTGTTACCCAAACATACTCTTCTATGCCAAGATTCTGCTGTCGTTGTTGGTTGAAGGCTGAATTCAATTTTGATGTTTGGTCTCGTGCAATAGTGCGAGCTCTATTTTCAGAAACTTTATATGCCTTTCTTATTTCTGATATCAAAGAAGAGGCGTTATTTCCTGTAACAGTTCCATTGTAAACGACGTTTTCTACCTTCTTGAGGAACTCTTCTGGAATAGAGCGAATCAAAGCTACATTATCTTGCGTCTTGGCAATCAAAATATCTTCAAGATTCTCATTTCGAACTATTGACTGCATATTAACGCCAATAGCAGACTCAATAGATTTATAGAATCGCTTCTTATTCTCGTTATCTACCCCTTTAACGAACGTACTTGCGACAAATCTAGCCTCAACTCCAATATTGGCATAAGCAGAACGTATGACTGTGAAGGCTCTTTCCAATTCAGAAGCATAAGCGTCGTTCACATATTCAGCTTCATATTGCTTTAGAATTGGAATAATCTTATTATTGATATCAGCTTTAAGACTGTTCGTTAGGTTCAGAAGAGCTTTCCGGAATTGTACTTCGTTCTTCTTCGGATTCTTCACTGGTCGAGCTTTCTTCTTCTTGTTCTTCTTCAGAGGATTCTTGCTCGCTGTTGAGTTCTGATTCAGGGTCAGAGTTAAAGGCTCCAGATAATCCGGCATTTTCTTCTTCCTCTTCTAATTCTTCGATGTATTTATCGGTAATGTTCTGATAAGTGCCTTTGTCTTTAAGTTGCTTAGCAACCATGCTTGGCTTAATAACGCCTTGGTCCAAATATACTTGGTCACGAGCGGCATCACGATTGCTCATTTCAGATTCTTGTTGTTCTGTAAGCTGGAATAAAGAGTTAAATTCGTAAGTAAGAATAGTTTCATCTTCAATGCCAATGTTTTTTGCCATAATCTTATCGAACTTAGAAAGCTTAGGACCATATATATTTACTTGGTCTGCACGAATTTTATCGTAATAATTCTTCTGTTCGCCTTCGCCTGTGGAATTTAGACCTTTAGGAGAATCGCCAAATAGGCGCGTAGCAGGAATATCGGATGCTCCAGAAAGAATCTGATTGAACGTACGGATTAAGTCTGGTAAACCTGAGAAAGTATTAGTCTTATTCTGGAAGTCTTCTTCAGAGTCCAGCAGGAGCATATTATTAAAGCTCTTAAGTGCTGATGCTAATGAAAAGCGTTTACGCAATAGCTTCTCACCTTCTTCTGATTCCAGATACCCCATTAAACCGCGTATTTTAACAACATCGACTACAGCTTCATACACCATGCTGGCTGCGGAATTAGTACAAGTATTAAAGTTAGTAACAGCATCGTAAATTCGGTCAAGTACTGAATCTGCCCAATATCCATTTCTACGGAATTCATCAAATGGAAGCTTTATTCCATCGAATCGAATCACTCTGCTGTGATGTACTACGACGCTTGTTTCATTAAAACGATATTCAGTAGGATATCCGTAATTTTCTTTTAATGGATTATGCTGAACTTGGTCTCCGCGTTGGACGCGATGTCGGTCAACTACGGCGATATGGCGTAAACTTCCTGGTTTGATAGAGTCAATGTCTAACTCTTCACGAGGGTCTTTGCCATCATCAACTGCGATTATAATAAAAGCTGTACCATACAATCGAGCCCATTTATGCGCTTCGTTAAATGCCGCTTTTAAGTTTAATCTTTCTTCTTCTGCTTCAAGCTTTTCTCTCATTTCAGAAGTTAGGTCATCATGATTAAAAGAACGCCATTCGCGAGTCATATCATCTGGAATAATGTCAACAATTTTACCAGACACCCAATCCGTGCGATACATAGCATTGAGTTCGTCTTGAGCGCCATCTTGAGATAGTCGCTTATTATTGACAAATGTACTATGCGCTCGTTTATCTGTCTCAGTACCTAAATTCGCAAGTAAGTTTTCAAGACCATCTTTTGTCATTCCTAAAACTTTCTCATCGATGATTTCTGCTTCTGTTTGGCTCATTATGGCGTTCCTACAATTTTATCAAAATAAATTCTCTATTATCCCAGCTTAAGATAATGCGTTTTCAGTGATACCTAATTCGGCATTTACGAGTAAATCTTCAATAGCATCCATAGTTGGGTCAATCTGGTCGTCATGTGCGTGGGTCATTAATGGCGTAAACCCTCTGAATTCCTCTTTGTAGTCACTTAACCACGGAGCTTCTGCTGGTAGATGAACATGGCCTGCAGCTATATGAGGAATACAGTTAAAAGCTCTTTCTACTTTATCTCTGTTTCTCTGGATGTCTTCTACAGGGATAGTCGTTTTAGAATTGATTGTCTGAATAAGAGAAGTACCGCTTGACTTATCTTCTATCTTGGCACATTGCACAGGGCGATTATTTGGATGATTCGTGTATCGGTGCTTATTCCAGAAATCTTTGAAATTACGCTCTAATTCTGGAGCTTCCCATTTACCTCTTAATTGGTCAATAAGATAGATACCTCCTGAACGACTCCATCCCCAACATTGAAATACTGAATAATCGTTATGCTCTTTGGTCTTGGCCGCAGTATCAGCGTAAATCCGCTTAATGACAATATCGTTAGGCAGCACAGTCCAGTATTTCCACCATTTATCTTTGAACATGCCTCCTCCGATAGGAGCAGGAATCTGGTGATACTGAGACGCTGTATTATACGGGTCAACTTGAGCCATTACCTCAAGCTGCTCTTTAGAATGCTTCATTTCCCACAGTACGTCGCCATCAATTTCGTACTTGATTGGAATACCGTGTGTATATTTCTTAGGATACCATTTCTCTATTGGTCCTTCAGGTATAGGTGTAGGTAATAAGAGATGATGCCATTTCTCGCCTGAACCGCCTTTTAGCAAGAATCCAGATGGGTCATCCTCGTGAACCCTCTGCATGATGACAATCATCGGGACAGATTCTAATGCTAGACGTGACTTGAAGGTAGATGTGAAGCGACGGTTAATCCTATTTCGCGTAGCGTCCGACAACGCGTCCTCTGGTTTAATTGGGTCATCAACGATAAATGCCCCAGTGAATCCTGATTCCATTCGGCCAGCTCGGAATCCGGTAACTGGACCGCCCGATGATGTAGCATAAACACCGCCGCCTTCTTTCGTGAACCAACGTTTCTTCGCCGATGTATCAATTCTTATTTCTCGTGGCCATAATTCTTGATACTCGTCTGATTCGACGATGTCACGACTCATCTGAGAATTCAGCAATGCTAAGTCGTCAGAGTAAGAAAGATGCATGAATTTGGCTTTAGGATTGATTGCCAGACCTCTAGCCATAAATGAAATAACGGCTAGTTCTGTCTTGGTATAACCGGGAGGTACGTTAATAATGAGCCGATTTATTTCACCGCTGATAACTCGGTCTAATGCATCACAGATTATTCTGTGGTGTTCGTTTACTATTAATTTTACGCCTTCTCTATGTTTGAAGAAATAGCGTGAGAAGTGAAGATGGGATTCATCAAATACGTATTTTAACGCATTGAGGTTATTTAGGTTATCAGCAATACTCATAGTCAGTAATCAAGGTCAAATTCCTTTCTTAAACGCTTTATCTCTAATCTTGATAATTTGCCGGTTACTTCGGCTTTACCCTTCTGAGAGACTTCTATTGCTTTGCGTTTCGGATGCATGTATTCCATCAGTTGCTTAGCAGCGTCTTGGCTTTTACCAATTTCTACTATTGAGCCCCTGTACTCGGCTTTTATAAGGTCAATTAGCTCTTGCCAATCCCAGTCATCCGGCGCAGCTCCTTCATATTCTTCTTCCAGAGCTAAGACTTTTAAGTAAACTTGCGAGACTCTGCGTGGGTCTGTACCACCCATAATCTGCGTTAAAAACTCTACCGGGCTTGGGATTTTCAGCTTGTCACATAGTGCCTTAACTTGTGATTCTGCGTTTATATCCATAGAGTATTATACTAGATTAGATTATTTGATTTGTATATAAAAAATCTCTTGACCAGAACAGGCTCCAGCCAAGAGATAAAGGGAACGTCCATGATTTGCAAGCGAGGATATAAAGAGCACGCGTGCACGTACGTTATATATCAGAGATTAAATTATGGGAAATACTATTTTCCAAAGTTACAATCTGCCAATTGTCCAATACTTTCTTAACCGAATTTGTTCTTTTAGCATTTCCGTTAATTCATCAATATATAAATCGACATCATCGTCATATTCACCATCATACATATCATTGAACAATTTTACCTGAGACATGTTAGTATTTATAGAAGCTAACTTTTCTTGGATATATCTTTTTCTTATCAATGATGCCAATTCAAACATGACTTTTCTTTTTGGAAATACTCTATATTGCGTTATTTGCATTTTAAGAAGTTCACCAGGTTTTAATCCTTTAACCGGATTTCTTTTAACTTTAATTCTATCTGTGTCAATATTCAATTTACCAAGTTCTAGCTTTTGTTCTGGTTGAGGTTCGCAAAAATGATTCATATTAATTTCACCATCTATAAAAGGCTCATTATATTTAATATACACTTTTGTTTTTTTATACACAGAAGGGTCTATCCGCCAATAGCTTCTTTGTTTGATTCCTATTTTTACCATTGCGGCCAATTCATCCATATATAAGTCTACATGGTTATCATACTCTCCATTATTTATTCTTTGGTAAATACGTATTTGTGTTATTGTCTTATAAACTGTATGTAAGACTTCTTGCAAATAACGTTTTCTTAAAGCGTTTACTATTTCTCTAGTTACCTTTTCACGGGGAAACTCGTCTTCCCACGGCTCTAATTTCATTTTCATCCGGTTTAAACATACTAAGCTGGGGTCATTTTTCATTTTCTTAATCTCCAATTAATACTTTTACCATTATAAACTAAAGCACAAAATTCTTAAAATTATTGCTCCCAAAATTAAAGATGTATTAGTGCAGATAATTTTAATGCCGACTTGTACCACTTAACTTATTGTTTTATATACTAGAAGCATAAGTTTCAAATTAGGTTCACAACGTTTCTCCGTCCTTATATATAAAATATAATTCACTATACTGTATAAATATACAGTACTAAGTGTGTTTTTTATTTTCTTAAAGATTTTATATAGTTAAGAACTTAAGAAAAAGAATAGAATAATAGGATATAAAACAATAAGTTAAGTGGTATACAACGTAAAATTAAATTCTCAACGCGGGCCCCTGCTCTTATTCTTTTACCAAAATTAAAACAAATGGCAAAATAAATGCATGTTTTAGTGTACATCACCAAAGAAGAAGATATAATAGTACCATCATCGAGCAACAACGCTTGAACTTAAATAAGGAACTTCGAAATGACTAACTTAGAAAATGCTAGAAATGAAATCGTTACAATTTTAAAAAATGAAGGAAGAATCGAACTTGCTAACCATGTAAAAGCTAAAAATGAGGATACTCTTATCGTTGAGCATTTAGAGTATGCTGAACCTCATGAAATCGCTTATACTCTCATCTCTGTTTCTAATTAAGAGCCTTCGGGCTCTTTCCTAACATGCATAAATACACACATAGGAAACTACTAAAATGCATACCACCGTCATTGCTAAATCTTCAACCTGCCCTAAAACACTCGTACACTACGAAATTCGTAGATTTCAAAGTATAGAATATTTTGTAGATACTTACCGACACGGCGCTTTCATTGATACCATATTCTGCGAGAGATTAGAAGAAGCTCTTGAAGCCTTCCACCACATCCGCGGAGACTTGCCAATTTCGTATCATCTGCCCGGCGTCTTTGATAAATATAGATGCCACGCTAACTCGTCACAAAGTATAATAGATAAACAGTCTCAAATCCGTCCTCTTCCATAAAGGAGTAAATAAGTATGTCTATGCTTATAACTAAGCTACGTGCGCTAGGATTCCACGTGAATGAGCACGAAACAAAAGCTACTGTATACAAACATGGCGATTATATTCTTTCTTTATCGCGTTATACCAAAAACGATAATTGGAAGTTTTCAGGAGGCTATAGCCTCGATAGGCATATCATAATGATAGCTGAACGAATTGCATATAATTGGAAAGTCCGAAGAATCTATTTGTGGAGTAAATGAGAAATGAACAAGATTAAAATCACTTCCAAAGAAACAACCGTATCTAAATTGATAGATGCCTCCCGTTGGGAAATCTTTCTTTATTTAATCACAAATGGCCGTAAAGGCCGACTGTATCGTATGGTCGAATATCCGGCCAAGATATGGCAAACTCCAAGTCATATTAACTGCAGATGCGCAACAACTATGTCTCCTGAACGGTTCAAACGGGAATATTTTGGCGATTTTAAATCGGAGAATCCGAATGAATGGACGCACAAAACTAAAAGTGGGTACAGATGTAAAATAGTAGTGCCTGAACCAGATGTTAATGGCATCATTATTGTAATAAATGAACGAGGTGAGTATATGCGCCATTTTGCTGGTTCCCTGAAAGTGAATCCAAGTGAATCAGAAATACAGGAATTTGCATCGGCTCTAACAAGGCACCCTAACGACCTAGATAATATAGCGGAAATATACGCTATATGCCGTAAACCAAATGAATCATGCGAAGAACTTAAAAAGCGCATTAATGCCGCTATAAAAGGAGTAAATAAGTAATGTGGACAAAAGAAAAACCAACTAAGCCTGGACTGTACGCATGGCGTCATAACAGTAAAGTACATCGCGAACTTGCACAAGTTTCGACACGCGCAGGAATCCTAGTTGTGTACTTCACTCACGACTCTCTTAACAGTCAAGAGTTCGTACTCAGTAAAGTTCAAGGCCGTGAATGGCTCAGAATTCCGGAGTAATCGAGATTCCTAATGCCGAAAAAGTATAGATATAGGTGTAAGCATTGCCACGAACTTCCTAAAGTTCGAGGTATGCCTTGCACTTCTGGTGGCAAAATTAAAGTAGTAAAATGCGAATGCCGATGGACGCCTCCCCATTATATATCTTACGCAATATGGATGAGTGAGTACGCCGTCGGCTCAGACCCGATTCAAGAGGAGATGAAAATATGACCCAACCATGCATAATTAAGCATGTCATGCAAACAGAAGATAAGAATTGTATGTCGGCGTGTATTACAATGATTACTGGGATTGATATTGACACAGTAACTAAAGAGTTTCATAAGGAATATTGTGACTGTAATATAGACCCGCACGAATACTTAGCTTATGTAGGAATGCCGTTCAGAAGATGTATGGCCGGAGAACGCAAGCTAATGCATAATCATGTATATTTTATGTGCGTTCCATCGCTGAATATACAAGGTGGATTGCATGAAGTCGTGGCTCAAATAAATAATGACGGTACTTGGTATATACTAGACCCCAATATGGGCAAAGAAAATAAAAAAGTATATATTGCTGGACCAGATAAAGATTTAAACCCAGGAATATATATATTCCTTTAACATCGTATGTATTAGAATACGAATTTAAACTTGAAGACATTAAGGCCAGATTATTATGACAATCCAAAAAGTAACAAGTTATAAAGCGTCAGACGGTACGTTATTCGATAATTATTCTGACGCGTATGACCATGACGCGGACATTGCTTTTAAAGAATGGTACCAAAAAGATGTGCTGCGGAATCCAGAAGAAGGAATTGCCATTTATAATAACGCTGTTACGGCATGGTTACGCCGAAACAAAAATCGTATTATTGACTTCTTAGGTGAACGCGACCCAGAGGAAAAGCAAAATGAACAATAAGAAATTCGAAGAAATGCGCGAAGCGCAAGAGCGGCTGAAAGTCGCGTTAAAGCGAAATGCCGAACTTCAGCACAGTTACAAGTGGTTAGAACAGAAGGTATCAGCGTTAGAAGAACTAGAAGAAAATGTACGCGAGCATTTACGTAGAAACCCAAGCCAACGCGGTTACTTTTATGCCGACGACGAGGAAGGATAATATGTCTTGCCAAATTAAAGAAAACTTTGAAAATGACGAAATCGAACTTTGGGTAGATGGCGAATTTCGTGCGGGTTGGAATATGGTAGATATTCCTAAAGAAATAAAGCCTGTAATAGAAGGCATGCTTGATAAAGCGGTAGAAGCAGGAGAACATAATCATTTTCTAAAAGTTAGGAAACTAATATGTGGAATTTAATCAAGCGGTTCTTCTTTCTTAGATTACCAATTGAGCAACGCCGTTCACCATGGATGCGCGGCCTTTTGTACGCTGAAGAAGTCGGAGTTCAAGAAGCAACTGACCAACTTTACAAACATGAGTTTGATGACGATTGCCGGGATTTTGATAAAGGTGTCTATGACTACATCAAACATGAACGCGAACAGTTAGGAGAAAATCAAAGATGATACGAAAATCGCCATGGATGAAAGGCCTACTTTATGCTGAGCATGTAGGAATTCAAAAAGCTAAAGAAAGGCTTTACCAACCTGCAAAAACAAGAGATATGCGGGAGTTCCACAAAGGCATCAGAGAATACATTATTTATTGTACAATTGTGCTCAATGCTTTATAATGGTAACATCACCAAGCCAACATACATATATACGGAGAAATATTATGGCTAAAGCAGTTAAATACTGGTACGGAAATGACACATTTGGGCGTCAAGTAGAAGTTGCTATGCGCGAAGATGAAGTGTACTTTGAGCGTCATCAATATCGTCACGAAATTTATGGTACACAAACCACTAAATGGGAACGTCACGAACCTTCTTTTGAAACCTCAACCAGAAACCAATATTCTGGTGAAGTTACGCGTCATCCTGAGCGCCCAATTATGACGTGGGGTTTTCAACGTCTGACACAATGCAACGAAGCTGGTTCTCGTCTTCGTTTACCAAATAACTAAATAAGAGCCTTCGGGCTCTTTTTCTTTAGGAGAAAATCAATGAAATTACTTTTTACTGTTTTAGCGTCTTTGCTGTTTATTTATTTTGGGTACTTAGCTATTGGCCAAGAAAAATACAGCGTGGCTATTATATCTGCTGTTTGCGTTTTACTCGCCGTAGTTATCTACCGCGATGAAAAGAAATGGGATGGTGAAAAATGAGTATGTTAGTGCTAGTTGAGATATTTGAATCAATTGAAAAAGCAGCAGGACCAGAAGCGCGTATTGATTTTGCTTATAATCGTATTCAAACACCTGACCGCTCTTGGCCTACAATTACTCTTACCGTTATTTGGCCGAATGCTATCATAAGAAAAACCGAAGCGGATAAGAATTCAGATTGCGTATATCAGTACGACTTCGACGTAGGTGAGATTAAATATTCAATAAGCCAAGAAGCGCTTTACCAAAGAATCATAAACTATATAGCCGATATCCGACTACATTTATATCCTAACCAAAAGTCATGACTCTCTGGAATCATTTAGGGTTAATTTGTCTCAAGACGTGTAAGAATATACTCGATAAGCGCCATCATGAGCTTAGGATTAACCCTATTTACATCTACGTATAAGGAAAGAATATGATATCTGTAACATGTAAACGCGATTTACTCCGCTGGTTCGTAGAATTGGTAATTTTGTTTTTTAGTTTTTCTGTGAGTTATCTAACTTTTGGTTTCTTTTTACCGCTGATTCTGGTAATTGAATACCAAGAGTATCAACTCTGGAAAATCCAGATGCAGATTACAATTATCAACCAAAATATTGGCAAATTATCTGAAGCGACAAAAACAGGTATTCGCACTAAAACTCGCGAGGATTTCTAATAATGGCAATTCAGATAAGATTAGACATAGCCGTAACTAGCACGCGCCGTTCAGACCCACATATGTTTTATTTTGATGATAAATGTGGAACTGAATTAAGCGTAATGGAAACTAATGCCGAACGAGCATTCAAAAAAGCGAAGGCTGATTATTCTAGAATTAAGCAGACTAATTATGGTATTCTGTATTTAACGCGCGTATCGCGCATGACTAAAAACCATAATTTTCAAGGTTAAAATACTCTGGAAAACTAATATATACACTTAAGAATAGACGTCATATACTGCGGCGTCTTAACACACATATACGGATAGCAATATGGCAAACGAAATCAAAAATCAAAACGAGCAATTGTCTCAAGTAAACCACCTCGCCTCTCAAATTTTTGAAAATTCGTCTAAGATTATAGACGAACGATTCGGTCAGAATTACGCACGAAAGAATCCAAATCTTCTTGCTTCTGTAGTTTCTCTACAAGAAAAACTATTCGCACATCAAAATAAAACAGCTTAACGCATTTAAGGAATACGAATGGCCATTCGCAGACACAAGGCTATTGTATCTTTAGGTACGTCTGTTTATAACAACAAAATAACACAGAAAGAAATTACGATTTCTCAGTTATTTAAACGACTATCAGAGCCAAATAGCCAAACTAAAAAAGACGGTAAGTATTTTATATTCGCGTCATTTGAAGGAAATGAGCGAAATGCTAAAACGATAAAAGAGCATTATGGCGCAGTCATAGACTTAGATGATACAAGTCTCACATTAACCAAGATTAAAAAGAAGTTTGCTAAATACCCGCATTGTATATACAGCACACATTCACATAAGGCAAAAGGTAAAGGCGATAGATTCAGATTAGTCTTACCATATAAACAGCCAATAGATAATACGACTCACGTCGAAACTATGCTTTACCTTATGGATACGCTTGGCGCTAAAGATGTGGATTTATCTTCTAAAGCTTTATCTCGGCCGATGTATCTTCCTGCAGTTCATCCCGACAGAAAAGGAACATTTGAGTATTTCTCCAATTTAGACGGATTATTCTTTAATCCTCTAAACCAGAATATTCGAGACCAAGTTGCTCAACTTCGTTTTGAACTAGATGAAAATGCTCTTGCTTCTTCTGAAGCTCCGTTTGACCCGAATACGGACGTAGAAGAAGGCGGACGAAATGATGCTTTAGCCCGGTTCATAGGTAAAACAATAAAAACAGGAATGGCTGTAGATGAAATTCTACCTATGGTCGAATCTTGGAATCAGATTAAACTTAGCCCTCCGCTTAGCGACAAAGAAGTCAAAACGATATTTAACTCTATTGTTAATTCTCATAAGAGAAATCACGGAGATTTAGTATGGGGTTATGATGAAATAATATCGAGAATAGATAAGAGCAAAGATATGAGCTCTGACTTCGACCATATTCTCGATATTATCTGTACTGCTATTGCTAAGAATAAACTTTCTAAAGTAAAAGTCGAATTAATAGTAGATAAACTCAGCAAAAAGTCTAAAATTGGCAAGCGTACAATTCAGAAAGAAATCACTTCTAAAGAATTAGAACTAGCCGGTAAACTTGAAGAATCTAATGAGGAAGGATTTGAGTCCGCTGCTAATGCTTTAAAAGAAGATTTCAAAAAATGGGTGTACGTTGCTTCTGATGACCGAGTATATAACCTAAAAACAGGTGAGTATTATAAGCGTGAAGCTTTCTCAGCCATGTTCGCAAATCCTAATGTTGAAGGCTCTTTGTTTGCGATGATTATGAAATATAATCTGATGAAGAAAGTGTCACGGTTAGAGTTTGACCCGGCAGAAGCAGAAGTGTATATTCGCGGTGGTGTTAAATACGCTAATACTTATATTTACCCTGACATCTTTCCTTTACCCGGTTCTATTCTTCCAGTGATAAAGCATTTTGAATACTTAATACCAGATGAGTATGAGCGCAAAATACTATTGGACTTTATTGCACATTTAGTTCAATTCCCAGGAATCAAAATCAGATGGATGCCGGTTATCAAAGGTGGTAAAGGTATCGGTAAAACGATTATTGCGGAAAAAATCATTCTGCCTATAATCGGATTCACTAATTTCGGTAAAGTGAATAATGAGGTAATTAAATCCGACTTTAACGCTTGGCAATTAGACAAACAGCTGGTGGTCTTTGAGGAACTTGATATTGGCGCAAATCAGAAAGAGAAAGAGCAGCTCACTGATAGACTCAAATCGTTTATTACAGATAATATTCTTACTGCACACAGAAAAGGACTAGACCCGTACGATACTATCAACAAGGCCAATTCTCTGGCTTTTACGAATAAAGATGATGCGATAATTATCACCGCAGATGAGCGTCGATTCTGTATGATTCGTACAGATGTAAAACCACAGAAGGATGAATACTATCAGCGGTTAGCGAATTTTGCTGATAAGAATTTAAGCCAAATATATTACTTTTTTATGGAACGAGATTTATCCGACTTTTCGCCTCTACGAGCTCCTGAAACTGACTATACGAAAGAAGTTAAAGCGCTATCTATGGGATGGCCAGGTTCAATCGTTAACGCGTGGATACAAGACCCAAGCCATCCTATTCATAAAGCCGGATGCGTGAGTAATACTCAAGTAGTAGATTTTGTACGAGCAGAGTCCACCGGCCGTTATCGGTCATTAGCAGAAGACTTACAAAGCCCGGGTTCCAGCCAAGCGAAAAAGCTTTACTATACTTTGCGAAACTTCGGCTTTTCTAAGTATGAAAATCCGAGCAGCAATGATGGAAGAATACGCATAAATGGGAAACTTGAAACAGTGTGGCTAATGCCAGAATCTGGACTAGAGAAGTCTGCGTCTAAATTAGTTTTGCGTAAATTACGCCAAATAAAAATACGGGATGATAATTGGGATGAAGGTTAAAAGTAAAAAACAACTTTCGGTTAAACCAAAACCAGTTAAACCGAAATTTAAAAAAGGCGCTAATCACGTAGATTACGCCAATATAATTTATACAGAAGAATTTGACCATTACCAAGCATATATAAAAGAAACGTGTTTAGATGGAAACCAAAAGAGTGCCAGATTAATAATACACGTTATGCTTCCATCTGGCCAAAATTTACCGTGCTACCACGCTGATTGCATACGCCCAGATTTAAATATGGCTGTAGCAGTCCTTCGTGACCAAATAAGCGAATGGCGATATGCGTTTAATACCAGAAATATCGAGTCGCTTTAAAAAGATAATTGGATAATAATAAGAAATTATGCAATTATTTAGTTTACTCAACCTGCGTTTAAGTCTACTATAATTATGCTTTTACGCAAAAACTTAATTTAACAAAGGAAATTTTCAAATGGCTAAAATTATTATCGAAACTGAAGACAAAGCTCTGGCAAAAGCAATCGCCGAAATCCTGGGCACTTCAGCTGCAGCTACTTCTGGCAAAGCGTCGAATAAAAAGACTGCTCCTGAAGTAGAAGAAGCAGATGAAGAAGAAATCACAGTAGACATGATTGTCGAGCTGTGTAAAGAAATCGGTGCGAAAGAATGTCGTCCAATTCTGAAAGACGCCGGTTATTCAAACCCGACTGCGTTGAAGAAAGATAAAGACGTAGATGAAGATACTTTGGCTGAAATCTACGAGCAGCTTCTGGAACTTCAAGAACCTGAAGAAGACGAAGACGAAGACGAAGACGAAGACGAAGACGAAGACGAAGACGAAGACGAAGACGAAGACGAAATCGACGTTGAAACCGTCAAAAAAGCAGTTCAAGCTTTTGCCAAAGAAAACGGCAAAGAAGAAGCTGACGAAATCCTCGAAGAATTCGAAATCAAGTCTGTTCGCTCTCTGAAGAAACTGTCTCAAGAGCAGCTCGAAGAGCTTTACGAAGCTGTTACTGAATAAGTAGTAATTTACCGATTTTGAAAGTTCAAAAAGGCGGGCTTTTGCTCGCCTTTTTAGTATTAAGGAGAAAATCCATGAAATCAATGCCACATGAACTTCGTGATTTAATTGACGATGCAAAGAAAAATCGTATCCAGGCCATCCGTTTCGGCGGCTCAGAACAAATTACGTCTGAAGAAATTAAAGAAGCTCAAGAAGCTTTAGCTTCAGGCAATGAAAAGAAAATGCATATTGCCATTCAAATTCTCAAAGGCTAAAATATGTCACACTCCAGATTAGCAGCTTCTAAAGCTCCGCAATGGATTCGCTGCCCTGGCTCAATAGCGTACGTTGAATTCCTGATAAAGGAAGGCAAAATACCAGAAGACAAAGCCGGCGATGCAGCTCGATTAGGTACAGCAGTTCACGATATAATCGAGCATTGTATCAAGCAGGAAATCCATCCTCGCGCTCTTACAAAGCGGCAAATTGACCGAATAGTAAAGGCAGACCCTGAAACCAAAAACATTATCATTACTTCTAAAGAAATCGGCGGCGCTTCTATGTGTGTCGAACGCGCTGAATTACTTAGAGGTGAATTTGATGAATTATTTGCAGAACGTAAATACGACCTATCATTTCGTTATGATGTTGATTTAGGCGGAACATGTGATATCTCTGCTTTTCAACAAAATGGATGGTTGGCAATTGAAGATTATAAGAATGGCCGCGGAGCTGTAGAAGCTTCTAGTTACCAGCTTATGATTTACGCGCTTGGCGCTTATCATAACGAAGGAGATTGGTATAATTTTCAGAATGTACGGCGTACGGTTATTCAGCCTAATGCTTCACATCCTGAAGGTAAAATTCGCTCTGAAGAAATATCGGTCTACGAGCTGCTCAAATGGGAAGAAGAAGTACTTGCTCCAGCGGTTACTAAGATTGCGAGAAATACTGCCGAGTTAATTCCTGGCCCAATTCAATGTGAGTGGTGTCCTGCGCGACATTTGTGTGAAGCGAATGCCAAGGATTCACTCAGCATAGCTCAAATCGATTTTCAGAATGTAGCAAGCCCAAAGCCAGAACTCCCCGCACCTCAAAGCTTAAGCAAAGACCAACTCGCGTTTGTCGTTGATAATAAAAGCCGGATTCTCAAGTTTCTAGATGCGTGTGAGAACCACGTGTTTAAAACCATTGAGAGGGGAGAACAAATTGGTGATTACCATTTAGAAAATAAAATTGGCAACAGAGTTCTATTGGAAGAAAAGTTAAAACGTAAGTTAAAACTTAAACGCATTTCCGTAGAAGATGTTACAATGACACCTGAACCTAAGCTGATGACAGTAACTCAGCTTGAAGCTTATCTTGCGGCTGTTAAAAAATGGCCAAAAGATAAGATAGCCAAATTCATGGAATCTGTCACTGAGAAGCCTATAACAGGCCAAAAGCTGGCAAAGACCTTGAATACCGCTGAATCCGATTTCAGCAATCTGAAAACTTCGAAAACTTCGAAAACTTCGAAAAATAGAAAACTTAGGAGGCCACGATAATGGCAACTACAAGAACTTCACGTACTCGCCGTCGCTCAGAAGAATCTGATGCACCCCGTTCTACTCGCTCTGCCCGTTCTGCCCGCTCATCGCGCCGCGAATCTTCTAAAGGTTCATCGGCAAAAGTGACCGGCCGTTTCATCACTGGTAAAGCCCGTTCGTCTTTTATGCGAGTGATTAAGCTTGAAGAAGATGACAATGGAAATAAAGTGTGTAAAACGGGAATCATGATTCCTAAGAAAGACCGTAAGACGGTGAAGGCTCTTAAAGAAACAATCCAGGCTGTTGCGCGTCAAAAATTCGGTAACGAAATTGACATCTTCAAATCCAAGAAAATGCATAATCCTTTGTTAGATGGTGATGAAGCCGCAGACGACCCTGAGATTCCATCCGTTGGCAATGAATCGCGCGGATATTATTTACTTAATGCCAAAGCGTATAAATTGCCTCAAGTAGTAGATAAGCATAATGAGCGAATTACAGATATTGACGAGCTCGAAGAAATTTGCGTATCTGGTTTCTGGTTCCGCTTCTCATTAACTTTTAAAGCATTTGATAACGAATCGCGCGGCGTGCGCGTGCTGTTGAACAATCTCATGTTTGTCGAAGAAGGCGAACGACTCGACGGCGGCAAGTCTGCTGAAGAAGACTTTGAAGACTTCGCAGAAGAAGGTGATGATGACGAAGGTTGGGACGATTAATCCGCGAGGATAGTCAATCCCGTCTCTTATGAGGCGGGATTTTTTTAGTATTCAATTTAAGGATTAATTATGCAATTACCCACCAGCTTTTTTGATATAGACTTCGAAACACGCTCAGAGCTCGATATTACACAAGTTGGGGCTAGAGCTTACGCCGAGCATCCATCTACTGAAATACTAATGATAAGCTTTTCATTAAACGAAAAAAGCGTTTATAATTGGAATCCTTATTTTTCAAATCCAAAGGCATTAATAAAATTAAAAAATGGAATTCGCCAAGTAAAACGCGGTAAAAAAGTAATCCGCGCGCATAATGCCGAGTTCGAATACTGGATTTGGAATCTTGTAGGAACGCGGCAATTTGGTTGGCCAGAATTTAGTATAGATAAATTTTACGATACGATGGTTGTATGCTGCATAGCCGGTTTTCCTGCCTCACTTGAAAACGCATCTGAAACTTTAGATTTAGTAGATAAGAAAAATAAAAGCGGTAAAGCGCTAATTAACTTCTTTTCAAAACCGTCTCGTAAAAAAGATGAAAAATGGAAAGACCCGATTGTCTATAAATCCAAATTTTTTGAATTCATTGAGTACTGTGACGATGACGTACGCGCTCAAATTGGTATTGCAAAAGCCTGTCCGCCAATGACGCTTCGGCAATATCAGGTCTACCAATTAACCGAGCAGATGAATATACGTGGATTACCAATAGACGCGCCTATGGCGAGAGGAGCCCTGGAGCTCGTAGAGCAATACAAGGAGCGGGCTAATAGGCAAATACAAAAAATCACAAAGGGTGCGATAGAGAGTGCGACGCAAAACGTAGCGTTACAGAAATGGCTCAATGATAACGGCAGTCCGATACCGAATATGCAGGCGGCGACAATTGAGAAATATTTGAATAATCCAAAGACTCCTAAATTGGTAAAACAGGTACTTACTATTCGCTCTAATGTTTCCAAATCTTCTACGGCGAAATATAAAGCTGCGCTTACATATCTCACTTCCAAAAGCACTGTCCACGGGTTTATCAAAGCTTTCATCGCTAGAACAGGCCGATGGGGCGGACGCGGTCTACAAATTCAAAACTTCTCAAAGCCGGATAAAGACTTTCCGTATTGGTGCGATTATAATGTGCTAGCAAAAGCAATTGCCGACGTGGATATGTGGTTCATAGAGGCTATTTACGCGGATGTCATGCAAGCTTTGAAAGCCGCTACACGCGCCATGATATATGCTCCTAAAGGTAAAAAGTTTATATGCGCGGATTACTCTCAAATTGAAGCGCGCATAGTTATGTGGCTTGCAGGCGATAAAGTCGGATTGAAAGATTTTGATGGAGAAGGTAAAATATACGAAAGTATGGCGGCTGATATTTTTAGCGTATCTATATCCTCTATTAAGAAACCATCCTTTGAGCGCGATGTAGGTAAAGAGGTAGTTCTTGGGTGTGGTTTTGGCATGGGAGCAGACAAATTCATTTTCCGATGCGTCGAGCAGCGCGGGCTTAAGGTAACAAGAGAAGTTGGTGTTAAAGGCGTTAAAGGATATCGTACTCGGTATAAACGTGTGCCAGAAGCTTGGAAAGAATGTGAGCGCGCAGCTATCTCTGCTATCAACAACTGCGGCGCAGTATATACCGCGTGTAATGGAAAATTAGCGTATAAAAAAGTCAGCCATTGGCTTATAGTACGACTACCATCTAGCCGTAAGCTGTATTATCCTTACGCAAAAGTGGTAATGGAAATAAATAACTTTGGCAAAGAGCAAGAGGTGATATACTATAAAAACTGGAATCAACAGGCTCCAGCAGGCCGCAAGTGGGAAGATGAACGCACTTGGGGCGGAACATTATTCCAGCATGGTGTTCAAGCTACAGCGATGGACATCATGGCAAATGGAATGCTTAATGCAGAAAAGAAAGGATATCCGGCGCTATTCACTGTACACGATGAATCGTTGGCTATGGTTAACGAAGATTTTGGAACAGTAAAAGAGTATGAAGATATCTTATGCGAACTTGAACCCTGGGCGCAAGGCTTACCAATTGTTGCAGAAGGTTGGGAAGACACCCGGTATAAAAAGTAATTTTAATTAAGTCGGAGAGTAATTATGAGTGAAATTAAACACGAAGAAATGGTTGCTGTGCTAGCTAAGCCTGGTGATAAAGTAATGCAGGATTTGACGCCAAGTACTGCAGATTTGCTTCATATGGCCGTTGGTGTATCTGGTGAAGCGGGCGAGCTTTTAGACGCAGTGAAAAAAGCCGCAATTTATGCCAAACCAATTGACCGCGAAAATGTTATCGAAGAGCTCGGTGATTTAGAGTTTTACATTGAAGGCATACGCCAAAATTTAGGTATTAGCCGCGAAGAAACGCTTCAGGCTAATATCAAAAAACTTAAGGTTCGATATGAAGGCCTTAAATACTCAAACCAAGCAGCGCAAGAGCGCGCTGACAAAGCCGGAGAATAATTATGACCGCTAAAACCAAAGAACCAACATTTGAAGATTTACACAGCGATAAGTCCTCAGCAGAACTGATGGCTTTAATTGGTGGAACAACCGATAAACGCGAAAAAGCGACGTTGTCAAAACTTCTACGTTTCCGCCTTCGTAAAGAAGAAGAAGAAATTAAAGAAGAATTGAAGCAAGCGGCCGAAGACAGCAAAGAAGAAAAACGCCTTCTGAAGCAGACTCAAATCGACTTCATGGAAGCGCGCAAAGCTTATCTCGCATCTTATCGTGATATGAATGCTATCATTAATGGTAAATCCATGTTGAAGCATCTGCCTGACTTCTCAGAAAAGTGCGCAGACTTTAAAGAAAAATCGGCAGCATTCTTAACTTCTATGGATGCTCATCTGTCTAACCTGGCCGCGGTTAAACGCAGCTTAAATGGCGAATCGACTGAAGACAATGCTGAGCAAACAGAAGACTGAAGCTCCAGTCGAAAAGTATTGCGTAACCTCCGTGCAAAAGCGCGGAGGTCTTTGTTTAAAATTGGCCATTATAGGCAAGCGCAACTTTCCCGACCGTACGATACTTTGCAAACCCGGCAAAGTTTTTTTCATTGAATTTAAGGCCCCAAATAAAGACTTACGAAAATCACAAGCTTGGTTTAGGCGGCTTTTACTGAGATTAGGATTTACCGTATATGTCGCAAAAACAAAAGAACAAGTTGACCAAATCCTTGACAAAGAGATGGAAGCCTCGTAGTTATCAACAAATGTGCGTGGATGAAGGACTGAAGCGCAAATTCCTCGCTTTCTTTATAGACCCAGGTTTAGGCAAAACCTCAATCACCCTCCAAATATTCAACAAGCGCAAATTACGTGGTCAAGTAAAAGCCATGCTTGTGGTCGCGCCATTAAATCCGTGCTATATGACATGGGGTCCAGAAATAAAAGAATGGACCAACTTCCGTCGATTTAAATCAGTAGTTCTACACGGCCCAATGAAAGAAGCTAATCTAAAAAAACAAGCGGATATCTACATCATAAATCCTGAAGGCCTTCAATGGTTAGCTACTAAGCTAAAAGGTAAGCGCAAAGTAAACTGGCCATTTGACATGCTCGTGGTTGATGAATCAAGTAAGTTCAAAAGCGCGGACTCATCACGCTCAAAACTTATGCACAAGATGGCTCCTGCGTTTCCTTATCGGTATATACTAAATGGTACACCTGTCGCAAATGGGTATATGGGGTTAATGAGCCAGATGAGAATAGTAGACCAAGGGCAAAGCTTAGGAGCCAAAATTACGTATTACCGCCAGAAATATTTTGAACAATATGGAAAACCAGAATGGCGCATGTTCAAACTTTCTAAAGGCGCAGATAAACGCATCATGAAAAAGATTGCACCATTTGCTGTCTGCCTAAAAGCTGAAGACCACGTAGACATGCCGAAAGTCAATATGTATCCGCGATTTATCAAACTGAATCCACGCTCCAAAAAACTTTATGACGAGATTGAAACAGAATTCTTTGCAGAAATAGATAACAAAGAATTGATAGCGGAATCCGCGTCATCACTTGCCACTAAACTCCATCAGATATGCAATGGTTCTATATACGAAGACCAGGACCCTCTAGGTAAGCCTCTCCCTTCAAGTAAGCGGAAAATCATATCTCTACATTCTGAGAAGTTAAGTGCACTCGAGGACCTGATAGATGAGTTTAACGGTAAGCCGATTCTTATTGGATACAAGTTTCAACACGATAAAACTACGCTGAAAAACCATTTTAAGAATAAAATTAAATTCTTTGATGATGCAAAGACAGAGCAGCAGAAAGTTAAGCTTCAAAAAGATTGGAATGCAGGCAAGATAGACTTACTTGCTGGTAATCCTCAATCAGTTGGCCATGGACTTAATCTTCAAAAAGGCGGGGCGTCGGTAATATGCATGTATTCCATCGACCATGACTATGAAATCTTCGACCAGTTCAGAAGGCGACTATATAGAAGCGGCAACTCAGCGAATTCAGTTTCGATTGCACTTCTTGTGGCAGAAGGACTGTATGACCACATGGTTATCTATCCAAACTTAGTTAAAAAGAAAGGTGTGCAAGACTCGTTTATGGACCGATTAATCGCCTATAGAAACAGCAGAAAATAATTTGCATTTATTTTTACCAAAAGTGTGTACTTCTACTTTGGTTATTGTATAATAGTACCATCATCGAGCAAACATACACAAACACGCTTAAGGAAATATTATGGCTACTCTAACATTTGCACAAGAAAAAGCAATCGAGATTATCTCAAGTAAATTTGAAAATGTAAAAATTGCGGAAGTTTCTAAGTATGGAGCATTTGTTACTTTTGATAATGGCAAAGATAATATTTTTCTGCATCAAGCTTTTCAAGTAAAAATTGGCAAGCGAGGTGCAATCCACTTTATCTGTGTGCATGCTTTTGACGCTGACAAAAAGCATCAAAGAGTATTAGCCAAACTTGCTGGTTATGCTCTTAAAATCCGTAAGTTCTATGTAATGCTATATTAAAAGCGAGCCTTCGGGGCTCCTCTAATTATTTTCAAATAAATGCAAAAAACAATGTACATTGGATAGAAACATTGTACAATGGCTACATCATCGAGCAAAACGTTATACACATATACACGAGGAAACGTCATGTTAAACATCGCTAAAGTTACTGCTGAATCTATCAAATCTCTGTCTACCAAGGAAATCGTTGAGCTGTACAACGCTACTCTTGCACAAGTCAATGCTTCTTCTGAAGCTGAACCCCGCACTCCAGTTAAGAAATTCCGTGACCGCACAACTGCAGAATCTCGCCTTCTTAAAATCAAACAAGAATGGCAAGATATCGCAGACGGTCATACTTCTGATGTTGAAGAAAAAGCTCCAGCCAAAAAGCTTGCTAAGAAAAAAATCAAAAAAGTAAAAAAATCTGAAGTTGGTAAGCCGAAAGGTTCTATCAAGAACGTAACAATTGGTTTAATCACTGAAGGCGCAGAAGATAAAGAAATCGTTGAGGAAGTTAAAGCACAATTTCCAGATTCTAAATTTGACTTCAGCCATGTATCTTGGTACCGTTCGACTCTATTCCGCGATGGTATCATAGGTCCTGAGCACGCGCCTCGCCGTTCCAAAGCGTATAAAACTTGGAAACAAAGCGAAGAAAAATAGTTTATTTACCTAGGTAGCGTGGTACTATTTCTACGCTACATTCAATTTTAGTAAAAAGAGGAAATTAAAATGCCAGCACAAAAAGCAAAACCATCTGCCAAAAGTATCATTGAAACCGGTATCGAAGGCGGTAAAACCGTAAAATTCATTTTAAGCCAAATTGCCAAGAAACTGCCCGATTCAAAAGCTGATGAATCTCATGTTCGTTTTTATGCGAATAAAATGGTTCGCGATGGTAAATTAGACGAAACCACGGCGCAAGAAAAATATGGATGTGGTAAGCGTGGGCGCAAACCTGCTGAAGGTAAAACAGCGGCTAAGAAAGCCCCAGCAAAATCTACTACCGCTAAAAAGGCTCCGGCAGCAAAAAAGGCTCCAGCCGCGAAAAAACCTGCGGCCAAAAAGACTACATCGAAGCGGAAAACTACTTCAGCGAAGTAACAGCCGGTTCTACTGTAATTGTCAAAAAAGCAATTGAAAGAGGCGGCGCCAAATATTTGTGCGCCGTTTTTGTATCTGATGAAAGTTTTACTCTAAAAAATGTAATTGTAATAAATGCCAATTTATTTCCACATGGAGTAGTAAGAACAACATCTTCACTTGATAAGTTCAGGCAACTATTTAATAAATTAATTGATAATCATGCTTGCAGGAGAATATAATGTCCGAAAGAGAATTCGACCAGACTCAGCTTAAACTGGCTCAGTTTAAATACCAACCCCATAAAGATTACCTTGGCCACATTTTTCGTTGGGGCTTTGCTTCTAAATACGTAAATAAAAATGTGGCCGTGCTCGATGTCGGATGTGGTCAAGAAATGCCATTTGCTCGCTCATTAGGCGGTTCTAATCCGAATTCAGTTCCATCTAAATACGTTGGAGTTGACTTAAATAAAATTCCAAACCCGGTTACACGCAAGAACTTTCATGTTGAAGACGAATTCAACTTCACTAAGAAATTCCGGACGTTGAAACGTCAGCATGGCCAATTTGATGTAATTGTTAATTTCGAAGTATTTGAACATATGACCATGGGACATGCCCGTAAACTTCTCAAAGGTATGCGTTATTTACTTGCTGAAAATGGCGTTCTTATTTTTAGCACGCCCGTGTATTGCTCTACGTATAAGCAAGCAAATAACCACATTAACGAAGTCACTAAAAAAGAAATGGAAGATGAACTCCATAAAGCTGGCTTCAAAATCATTAAGCAATTCGGCACATTCGCCAATATTAATGATATCAAAAAAGTTGCTGCTAAAGACGAGCTTGAGTCGCACAAAGCTATGGCTGAATTTTACGGTAACGAAATTTTGGGTTGCTACTTAAGCCCGAAATATCCTGAAGCATCTCGCAATGTTACGCACATCTGCGTGCGTGATGACGATGGTAGAAAAGAATGTACATTAAAAGATTCTATCGTTAAATTTACAGGCGAACCATACGGAAAATCGAGGGATAAATAATGTTTAATTTAGTAAAAAAGATGGTAACTGAGCTTCAAGGCCATCCGGCTCCAGAAAAGCCAATTGCTCTTAGTAATGACGAATACGAGTTTCGGCTCATTGCCTTTGAAGAAGAAATCAATGAATACTCGGATGGGCATGTTACTGACAATTTAGAAGAACAACTTGATGCTCTTGTAGATTTAGTTGTCTTCGCTATGGGAGCTGCGGCAATTCAAGGTTTCGACTTTGAAGCAGCTTTCAAACGCGTAATGAATGCTAACTTGGATAAACGAGTTGGCATAACCAAACGCGGTCATGCTAATGACCTGATGAAGCCGGCTTATTGGCGCGCTCCGTATCTCGGTGATTTGATTGACAAGCAGACTGAGAAAAAAGGCATCATCATTCTTGAAGGCCCAGACGGTGCAGGTAAAACTACGTTGGCCGAGTTCCTTAAAAAAGAATATGGCGCTTATGTGATGCATTCTACGTGGTCTCCAGAGCTTGAAGCTGATATGGAAAAATACATGGAAATCACTACGCGTATGGCTCTGGAAATTTCGCAGAATCAACTTGTGGTTCTTGACAGACATTGGCTAAGCGAGTTGGTCTATTCTGATGTATTTCGTGGCGGTCATAACCGCACGGGTATGTATTTTGAAAGCCATAAAGCTCTTATTGGCGGAATTCATACTAAGAATAAGCTCGTAATATGCTTGCCAGATGTAGAAAAAGCTAAATTACATTTTGCGCGTTTAAAAGAGCAGCGCGAAGAAATGTATAGTAATATAAACGGCGTTATTCATGCGTACGGCGCAATATGCGATAATTCATGTTCTCATCATTTTAAAAACGAAAATGAAGAATATCTGCAAATGTGCCTAAATGGAGGTTTAACTCGCCGCCCAGACCGATGCATCCGCTATAATTGGATGGAGCAAGGCCACGACATGAAACAATTCTGCGAAACATATTTATTTGGAGATAATCAATGATTCGTTTTCAACGTACTACCACAGATACCTGGCTGAGTCTTCTAGATAGTATTATGACTCATGGCCGAAAAGTCAGTCCACGGGGTCAAGATACTTTGGAAATGATTAGTTGCACTTCTGAAGTGGATATGAATACTCCAATCGTTTCAAGCTTCGTAAGAAATATTAATACCAAGTTTTTATTTGGTGAAGCATGGTGGATTCTGTCCGGCAGTAATCGCGTATCTGACATCACTCCTTATCTTAAAAACATTGCCCAGTTTAGCGATGACGGTATTACATTTAATGGCGCTTACGGCCCTAAGGTTATTGACCAACTACCTTATGCGCTAAAATGCCTCGTTGATGATGAATGTAGCCGCCAAGCGGTTATTAGTATCTGGCGCGAGAAACCGGCTCCGTCCAAAGATATTCCATGCACATTGTCACTGCAGTTCTTTATCAGAGATGGTAAACTCCACACTCAAGCGAACATGCGTTCTTCTGACGCATGGTTAGGTTGGGTTTATGACGTGTTCAACTTTTCTATGATTTCAGCTTGGTTAGCGATTGCACTTCGCAGGCATGAAAAATATAAAGCGTTGACCTTAGGCGAACTTTATTTAACCGCTGGCTCTCAGCATCTTTATATGCGAAATAAAGATAAAGCCGTTGAAGCACTCGACATCATTTTTGAAAATCATGTAGACGTCAATCCAATTAAACTGTCATGGTATACTCATCCTGAAGAGCTAGTTACAGACTTACGTCTTGCGGCGAATGACACTCCAGGTTCTCGGATTATTTCTATGGTTGAAAATATGCGGAGTCCAAAATAATGCGTAAATCCAAGCTTCAATATTTTATTGACTTGGCGAAACTTGTGTCTTCTAGAGCCTCGTGTTCTAGAAGACAAGTGGGTTGCGTTTTAGTTGATGAACATGACCATGTACTTTCTACTGGATACAATGGTCCACCTAAAGGTATTCCTAATTGCACCGATAAGCCTTGCGCAGGAGCCCATCTTCCATCAGGTCAAGGGCTAGACGTTTGCCAAGCGGTACACGCGGAGATGAATGCGGTTATCCAATGTAAAGACGTGCACGCTATTACCAAAGCATACGTAACTACAGCGCCGTGTTTGCATTGCCTGAAAGTTTTGGCTAATACCTCTTGCCAAGAGATTTTATTCGTTGATGATTACCCAGGAAGCGAGCGGTCAAAAGATATGTGGGAAATGATAGGCAGAAAATGGACGCGAGTTATACAATAATACTAAATAGGGTTAACCGAGAGGACATATCTAGCCTGTAGATGATAATACCTACAGGCTAGACCTTAAGAACGCGATACGGTTAATCCTATTTATCCCACCGACCGATTATCTTGTCAAATTGCTTACTAGTTCTTGCCGCAAAATACCATCCTACCGCCGTAGCGGTTAATCCCGTGACAGATAGCACCACGACTCGGTACAAATCCAAAACTTCAGATGGCGGCAATACTTCTAAACCTCCAGTGATTTCTTCAAGCGAACTTAAAATTCGATAAGTTTGGTAAAACAGGATAATCAGTACCAGCGGTCTGACGCAAGACTTGACGTATTCCGAAAAATCCGTTTTTGACTTCTGGCTTTCCGTAAACGCTTTTGTTTCTTCCTTTTCAATGTCAAGTTCTCCGGCTACACGAGTTTCCTCGATTTTAGCTTCTGATAATCGAATCTGAGAGTCAGTAGTAGCTTCGAGCATATCCACTTTATGGTTAAACTTCATCTGCATATTGGCCCTTTCTTCGCGTTTAGTGAGGTATCCGAAGACACCTCCAAGCAAAGAGCCAAAACCCGCAGAGCCCAAAATATCAAGGATTATATCCATGATTTAATCCTCCAGTTGAATATGCGGGCAATCCCAACCATATTCAATGCCCTCTACTTTTTTACCGTTGCGGTTGCTCCATAAGCCGCCCCACGATATTCGATAGCCTAGCTGGCTTGCAGCCTGTAAAAATGCGCACGCAACCATTGCTAGATGTGGCTCATGCCAACTTGCCTGCCCATCTACATACGCATAGAAATCTAAAGCTTTACCAGTTTGGTGATATGATTTGCGATTATAACCGTCTAAATCGCTTTTACCTTCCTGATATAACTCATTTTGCAATTCAGCAGAGCGGTTGCCCGCGTACCGACCATGGCCAAAGTCTACACGTGTAATTTGTATGGCCAGGTCACTAATTTCGATAAGGCGCGAATCTACACCTTCTCGATTTTGCTTTGAGTTTTGTGATAGTTTGTACATATTTACCTCTTAAAATATTAGCGGCGCCATTACTGCGCCACCCGCGGGAGACTAATCGGGTACAGCCACTCAGTTAGTATGCTGGTAAAGCCCATAAAATCAATATCCGTTAACAACTAAATAAAATCCAGTATCTATTAACGCGTTAGACAGGTCACGAGTCTGCACAGTGACCGTCGTCCCGCTGGACGTCGCATACCCAATAGTTCCCGACCCTTTAAACGTAACGGCAGGCACAAGTATGGACGCGTTCGTATCGAGCTCAACTTCGACGACACCTTGTGCGGTCCGATTTACCGATACTATCGCGACGCCTGAGCTAAGCGTCGCAGTGCCGTTATTATTTACATTCGCATACGCAATGGTCTGCAGCAAAAACCCTGAATCGTTAACGAGATTTGCGGGCGATAGAGACTCGTCGACGTCACCGATAAAGCTATTCGACGTGCCTAACTTACACCCGAAGCCAGGGTCCGGCGCAACGTTCGCAATTGCGACCATTGTAGCACCTATCGATGAGGACTGCCTGAATATATTGTCGTCAATATTCGCGTACTGAGTCGCGGCGGCGAGGTTAACGCCGTAGCACACACCTTTCGTCGTCTCGCGGGTATTTGCGAAAATGTTATCTTTTACGTTTGCGTTAAAAACGCTGCTTTGAAAGTGCACGCACCTACCTAACGAGTCAGTTATCGTGTTACCTAATATATTCAGCCGGTCTATAAAACTAGGCACTATGCCGCCGTCTTTAGAGTCTAGGCCAAAGCCCTCTATATAGTTACCTTCGACTGTTATATCTTCGCCGATGTTTTCTAAAGTAGCGTCGTGCGCAAACACCGCGATACCTGCGCGGTGCAGTTCGGTGTTAGACGGCCCCGCCAGTATAACGTTGCCTTTAATAAGCAGTCTGCGCGGCGGCGCGTAACCGTCAGCAGCAGTGTAGCCGCCTTTATCAATTCCCACCCCGATATGAGCATTAAAGATTACGTTATCGACAAAAGAAATATCAGTCCCACCGTGCGTGTCCAGCGCCTTCCAGTTTGCACAGTTGTTTACGATGTTACGCGCGATTATGCCGCGCCGCGTAGGACGGTAATCGTCAACGCTGCCGTCGCCTGCGGTGCTGTGGTATATGCGCGTTGCTGTAATCCCGTAAACGTTGTTGTTAGGCGCAATGCCCTCGCCAGGGAACCCGTCAGTCATGTCCTCGACGAAGTTTTCGGACACATCAAAATCAATACATCCATACATGCGTATGCCGTCACGCGTGCAGTTTGTGATGTGATTACCCTTCGCCCTGAACTCTGTTATGTTGTCGGCAATAATGCCGGACTGACCGAACCCGGATATTCTACAATTAAGTATTTCAATATTCGTGTTTAGGCTTGTTGGTGTAACGTCGGGTGACGCAGGGTAGTTGCCGTTATCATAGAAGTACTCGTCATAGCGACCTTCTACCGCAATGCCTATTGACCGATAAACAGGCGACGTCGAACCGCCGTAAAACGGTCCGCGAATATCAAGGCCTTTAATCCTTACATTGTCCGCGTTTTTAAGTATTTTTAAACCGGCGTACTCCGTACCCGTCGAAATGGTCGCGGCGTTGTCAAAGTCTTCCTGTAAAATAACCGAACCGCTCTCGCCGTAAATACGTTTATTGCTTGGTACTTCGGGCGCGGAGACGACTTTATACACTCCTTTGGGAATAAGTACATTGTCATGTGCGTTGATAGCCGCCTGTATCGCGGCACTGTCGTCTGTAACCCCGTCACCAACGGCGCCAAATAATTGAGGCGTAGCAAACGGGCCGACGCGCCTCCATGGATAACCACTTAAAGGGTTGTTACCGCTATTGTCGTCTTCCATTGAAACATAAAGGTCACCAGATATATTAACAATCGAACCAATATAATAGTCTTCATCGGGGTTGTATTCGGCTACCCCTTTTTGCGCCAGATAAGCTAGGCCACGAGTAAAATGACGCTGCAAATAGTTAAAGTTTTGATAAGTTGGAACTTCAGCGACCCAGCCTGCGTCAAATTTACCCGGGGTAGTTACATCTGGGTCTTCAACATTTGCGACTGGAGCGCCTGACGCCCATATTCTTTCTAAGTCTGGTCTTTCAATTAGCATAATTTTGCCTTTTATAGTAATTCACCAAAATACCCGCCTATATCAGGGGATGTTGTACTTCCAAAACCTTTTGAATTTAAAACTCCTTTGAATCCAAAAAATCTATTATAATCATATGAAGCTTTATAGTTAACCGATACTCCTGCTGTTTTGGAAATAATATCTGTATTATTTAGCAGAGAAATATCATTTCTATTTAACTTTTTACCAATTGAAATAGTATATTCAGTATCGCCATCTTCAAATATAACTTGAGGCGCATCAAATAAATACTGGTATTGCGCAATAATATCTTCTGGCGTAGATTTTGATATATTTTTTATAATTCTTGCTTTAATAAATAAACGGTATTCATCGTCTGTTAATCTCCTGTTACCCGTTAAAATAGTATCAAGCGAAGCAAAAGGAGAACCTAAAGAAGCATTATTTATATCACCAAACGAGTCAGAACTAGGATGACCTAAAAAACCAAAATAAGTAAATATATTACCTTCAATAATAACTCTAGATTGGCCTACGATTGCTCCAAGAATATCTAGCTGATATCCTTCGGCAGTTTCAATCCATCGCTCATTTAATAAATCTTGAAAAACTTGTTCTAAATTTTCTGACTCTGATAAAAAATTAGAGATGTACGCTATAAGATTAGGAGATTCTTTAAACTGAGTTACTAGCCTAGATAACGCTTTTTCTATGTGATTTACAGTTTGCATCGCTAAATCACCTCAATATTATCGACTAAGAAATTAGAAATTTCGCCAATATCGATTATAATGTTTGATTGAGAAGTAGGAACGGGTGAAATGCTTATGTATAGTTCATCAATCTGATGGCCTACAATGCTGTTAATTGGAGTATAAAGCTCAGAAAATATAACGTCATCTCCTAATCCAAATCCGCGCCCATTTACTAAATCTCCATTGGCGTAATCGACAATAGCTTGTTTAATTAAGTCATCGCCGTTAGCGGGATAATTAGAGAATTTAGTAAGCTGAACTTGAACATAAATATCTATGGTATCAGGTCTAGAAAAATTAATCGTATGAAGCAAACCTTGTGAGTCAGAAATTACTACGGATTCGTCTCCAAAAGAGGTTATACCCGCTGGTTTATTCAGCCATATTGCATTAGCTATATCTTCATCTAACCCACCTACTACAATTACTTGAACCGAGTGTGGGGGCAATCCATTTGCGTCAATTATATCTGTGTCATTCTCAAGTACTGTTACTTGCGTAACAAATTCTAAGTTTGAAATTACCGCGTAAAGAGAATCTACAGTAGATTGCGCGCTGATAGCTAATGAGCGCAGGCGTCTTGCTCTAAGTTCTACGTCCGTTTCACGCTCAGAACCCACGTTTGCGTCTTCAATATTAGTAACAGCGTTTAGCCCAGTAATTGGTGTTTCTATTTCCGTAAGAGTTCCAGCCGACGCCTCTATAACGCCAGTATTTAGTGCCGTTGCTGTTACGTTGATAGAACCACCCGAGATAGTAACAGCGCTATCGGTAGCAAATTGCTCTTGCGAAGTGACATGGCTTACTAATGTTCCAGCGGGTATTGATGTTCCATCGGTACCTGTGAAGGTTAAAGTGGCTACAGAGCTTGAAGCTTCATTTCGCGTTATTCCATTAATCTGCACAAGGTTACTAAGTGCTGCTCCTGTAGCCGCAGATGGATTAAAAGCGTTATATGCCCCTTCAGCAATTTCCCATAAATCACTAAAAGAACCAGCAAGTAAACCTATAATTTGCCCGTCAGGAGATTCAGGAGAAACATTAAGATTATTACCATATACAGAGCGAAATAGCGTTTCTAAGTCTGATTTGATTTCGTCAAGACGTTTTCTTTTAAAACCTGTTAATGTGATTCCACTAGACATTTACGTATATCTCCTCTTGGTCTAATACGCCAAAATCAGTAGTGGCAGAAAAAGCAACTGTCAATATCCGCGTATTTCTATTTAATGATAATTCGAATTCGGTCAATTCGGTAACGCCTGGAGTAGAGCGTATTCTGTTTTTAATTAACGTTTCTACTCGGCTTAAATCCACCGGTCTAACAAAAACCTCGTCAAACCACGGTGTGCCTGAATTAGTATTTAAAAACCATTCGCGTATATAAAACAATAATCGAGTACGAATATGCTGCGCTACTTCTTCGCCTTCATTTACTGTTGCAAAAGAGCCATTAACAAGAACTAAATCATTATTTTTATCTAAAGCTTTGCTTATCATTGCGGGCCTCCAGTTAATGGGTCGCCATGCGAATGTACATGCGAATTACCACTTATACCGTTGCTGTCATGGTCTGCTGCTGAGCTTGTTCCTGTAATATCGATGTTACCATCCACAGAAGCATTAGACTGCATAGTTGTTGTTCCAGCTATCGTCGCGTTACCAAGTACGCTTACATCACCTGTAAACTCTGCCAGCGGAGTATCTACGGTGACTTTCGTGGGCGCGGTTATTTTAACCTCTTTGCCTTCATTAAGCATCTCTATGACAACCGTTCCAGTGGTCACATTTATGTCTTTATTGGCAAACATCGTAATTGTTTGGTCTTTTTCATAATTACGTATTTGCAGGTTTTCAGTATCGTAGTCTGTAACTACTTTAGGTTCAGAACTCATTCCAACTAAGCATATTGCATCAGAAAGAGAATGCATGCGGTAATTATCAGGTGCTTTGGATTGGCCAGATTTATACCAACCATCGATTGACCTTTCTGAGAATAAAACTAAGCATTCATCATCTACCGCTATAGGAAATGTTATACAGAAATTTCCGGCTTTTGGTTGCCATACTACTACATTTATGACTGGCGGAAGGTCAACAGCTGTGTTACCTTTAAAAATTCGCTTTACTAAAAGCTGAACTGTAGCAATTTGCTTTTCAGCATTAAATTCTACTATTTTACCAGGTAGACACGTATGCACGTTTTTCATGTAATTGGTTATGCCTTGCTTAATTAAGCCCGGTAATCCGCCTGTTGATTCATTCGTTCTTTTATCAAGCACTTTCTGATACTCCCTTCGCTAATGCATACCATTCGTTAGTATGAGTATCACCTTTAAATATTACTTCGTACGCTCTGAATGTTCCATTAGCTGACGTTCTTTGCACATTTCTAAATTGCAGATTAGATAAAGATAATTGCGCGCTAGAAGCTTCTACAGTAAATAATCTTCCGGGTAATAACTTGGGATTTATTAGACTAGTAACTTCTACTCCAATTTCGGTTACAGTAGGAGAGCCTATCATTCCAGTATTTTGATTTATCAGCACTGATTCAAGATAGTTTATCGAGGAATCACGTTCTATCACGTTGATTTCTCCGTCTTGTATATTCCATGTGAAATCATAATCTTCGGCCAGCATATCCATTATATCTTTTGTACTACCGCTTAAAGTTTGTCCTCTAAGCTTATCTGCTGGCGAATCTAAACCCTGAATTACACCTACCGTTACCTCGTCAGAAGTTAAAGTCGAAAGCAGCTCATTTACCACATCCGCGATTTTCACGTTCTCAGATAGTGTTTTATTATATATGGCAGACTCCCAATCGCGTCCGCCATCAGCCGCATATACCGTTAGTATTCTATCTTCGCCTATTTTATTTGCATAGACATTTCTGCTTTTTCCTCTGAAGATAATACCTTCATCGCCTAAATATCCTACGCGTAAAGTAATAAGCGGGTCATCTGAAGTAAGCATTGATATTGTTTCTTGATTAGGATTATAAATATCAATTTTAGCGACATTAGGATAGCTTCTTTCACTTTTCGTTATTTCAAAAGCAATACGTAATTGAGAAATAGATTTAGTATTATTTCCCGACAGTATTAAAGAATACGACCTTTTAAATTGCCTAGCCAATGGATTCTGCCTCCGTGTTAGTTAATTTAACTAGCAGAACATTATCACCTAAATTTGAGGCCGACGCATCTTCTTTAGGATTATCAATATTTACGACATACATGTTATCGAGAGATATAGCATAATGCTGGACAATATCTACTCCTCCTAAAAGCGCAATTCCTTCGGCTAAAATCACAGCATTAAGGCTTATATCCATATACCAAACTTCAGTCCGAGAATTATAAGACACAAACAAGTCATAAGTAGAGCCATTAATCGTTGCTCTAAATGACTGTGCTCCGTCAGATGTAAGTGGTATTTCTAATGCCATGGTTTAAAACCACCCTGAAATTGTGTTTAGTATAGAGCTGTTCACTGTTTCTGATACAGCGTTCACCTGCTGCTTTCCTTTATCTACAACAGATGTTGCGGTTTTTGATACATCTCCAAATACATCGGACTCGGTCAAATTCAAGGTTTCTGACTCTGTCAGTATAACCTCTTCTAAGGTTAAATTAATAAACAGCGCACGAGATGAGTCTTTATCTTGTGAAGTTGAAACTCCAGTAATGACCATATTAGAATATGTTTTTAGCTTAGTTTCAACTTCAAGCGGTTCTGCGCGATTCTTTAGCTCAATAAAAGCGGCGTAAGCTTGTTGACTTCGCGTTAAGTTAGAATCATTGGAAGTGCCAAACAGGTTAGTAACGGTATTAATTATCTGGCCAATTGCCGCTGCTCCAAGAGGCGTATCAGTTATTACGCCTTGAATATTAATTATATCAGGCTGTACTATAGCATGGTCAGTAATATCCGCACCAGCTTCAACTGGGTTTTTGGTTAATGACACAGAGCCAGTATGCTCTTCCAATAACACAGAGTCTAACTCTATGCCCCCTACGCTTCTCTTTGTCCGTATGAATAGGTTCTCAAAGGCCATTACAATTCGACTCCACTATTTAAGTCTCTGGAAGCCTGTTCCCATACCGGTTCAAGCTCTCGAGCTATATCACGCGCTATCTGCCGTGCATTACTTCTCGTTGTGCCACTTGTATCTTCGTTGCCATTAACTTCTACTTTAATTCCGCCAAGAGATATACTAGTTTGGTTATTAATAGATTGATTTGTGTCAGACCGATTAATAGTATTTTCTGTTAAGGTGCCATCGGTTTCACCTGTGAATCCTTGAAAAGAAGCCATGTCAAAGCCAAAATCGCCGGAAGGCAAATCCTCAAATCCAAGTAATGGCATATCAAAACTTGGTAAATCTCCAACTTCTATTTGAGGAATATCAAAACTAGGTAAATCTCCAACTTCTATTTGAGGAATATCAAAACTTGGTAAATCTCCAA